AAAATGGACAAATTTAAAAATAGAAGGTAACGAATTAACTGGTGAGACTATATGGGATACAGATGATGAGGAAACTTTGAAATATGTTAATAAAATTGACAAAGGTTTCATTGACGGAGTATCAGTAGGTTTACAATTTAATGCCAATGACTTTATACTTGACAAAAACGATGAATTAGTATTAACAAAGTCAATTTTAAAAGAAGCATCTATTACACCACTTCCTGCAAATGATAAAGCAAGAATTAAAGAAGTAAAAGAATTATCAGTTGTATTATCAGCAACAAATAAAGAAGAATTTAATATCGAAGACATTAGAGCTAAATTATCAGTACAACATAATGCTGTTGAAAAACAAATTAAAGATAAAATTAAAGATGAAATTAAAGATAAAATTGAAACTAAAGTAGAAGACAAAGTAGAAGAAGTTAATGATGCACCTGTTAAAAAAACTAGAAAGACTAAAAAAAGTAAAACAGAAGAAACATTATCTTTTGAACTTGATGAGAAAGCATTAATTTTATCTGATGAACTTATAAATTCTTTTAATTTGAATAAAGAGGATAACTTAGTACTACAATTAACAAATATTTTAAATGAAAAGGATAGTACTATTACCGAATTAACAAATAAAATTTCAACAATGGAAAAACAAGCAAAAGAAAGTAACATTAAATTATTTCTTGATAATGCTTTAAAACTCGGTAAAATTACTAAAGAACAAAAAGATAATTATTTTGAATTAGCATTAATTAATTTCGATAAAGTAAAAGATGTTATTAATAACAGTAAAGTTAATAAGGTTAACGAAACTAAACTAACAGATACTATTGTAAATAAAGATGATACTAAAGACTATGGTTGGTATCAAAAAAACGATCCTTCTTATTTAAAGAAATTAAAAGAGCTTAATAGAAGTGAATATGATATATTAAAACAAAATTATATAGAAAATTTGAAAAAATAATTGTTTAATGGTATATCCTATATAAAGGGGGTTACTCATTTATCCCAATTAAAAAAAAATTAAATTAGAAATAAATAAAATAAAAATTAAATTATTATGATACAAAAAGAATTATGGGTATCAAAAGTACAAGAACTTTTATTCCCTGACAACTCATATTTTAAATATGCAGTTAATGACTCAACTTTTATTGAAGGCCATGCAATTCATGTACCTCAAGCTGGAGCTATTGCAGCTCAAAGAGATAGAGCAGTTTTACCTGCTGCTATTGGTTCAAGAGTTGATACAGACTTAACTTATTTAGTACACGAATTTACATCAGATCCTATTGTTGTACGTTCAATTGAAGATACTGAAGATAGTTATGATAAATTAGCTTCTGTAACTGGACAAATGGCTAAACAACTTTATAAAAGTATTGGTGACTGGACTGCTTATGAATGGGCACAAGGTTTAACAGCTACCGCAACAGGTGCTACTTTAACTTATGACGATATTGTAAGTGCAGCTGGAACATTTAACTTGGCTGATGTACCTATGGAAGGACGTAAACTTTTAGTTGATGCTAAAGGATATGCTGAATTAGTTAAATTACCTGAATTTCAATTTGCACCCGCTTTAATGACAGAAGTATTATCTAAAGGTTCAGTTGGTTATATTGGTGGTTTTGAAGTATTTATGCGTTCATTCGTATTAAATATTAGTGCTACTGGTGCTATTACCGACCCTACTGTGGCTGGAACTGAAAACGCATTTTTATTCTATCATCCTGACTTTGTACGCTTTGGACTTGGTTCAACTGAAATTTTTGCTGATGAAAAAGATCCTGCTTACTATGGTAATGTAGTTTCAAGTTTAGCACGCTCTGGTGCATCAAGAAGTTATACTTCTGGAACAGGAGTATATGTATTAGCAACTAACTAATAACATTTATAAACTATAATTTAGACCTATTAATTTAGGTCTAAATTTTTAATTAAAAAAAAATATTTAAAATGAACGATATTAACATAACAATTGGTAATGGAGGTCTTGGTAGAAATATTGTTAATTACGATGTTATTTCTGGTTTAGCTTTATATACAACTTTAAAGGAACAAGCTGACTTTGATGCTGCTGGTATAACCGACTTATCGGCTACTGACAGAATTAACGTTTATTACAGCTTAGACCAATTTGAATTAGATACAAACATTACATTTAACAACGCAGCTACTCAAGCAATTTGGTATCAAGTAAAAGAGTATTTTAGAATAGCACCAAAAGGTATTTTATACGTAGGTTTGTTCTATGATACTAATGTAGAGCTTACACCGATACCACTTACTTATTCTGAATTAAAAGATATGCAAGTGTATTCAGATGGTATAATTAGACAAATAGGTGTATGGGCACAATATTCTGCATTGCTTATTACAGAAGTTGAAAAAGTACAAGGAATTGCAGACGAATTATTTACATTACACATGCCTACATATTTTATATATGGAGCAGATAGTAGTGGTATTCAATTAACTAACTTAACTGATATGAGAACTGCAAACAGTAAAAACGTATCAGTTACTATATTACAAGACGGTGCTAATTATGGTGCAAGTTTATTCAATACATTAGGAATGTCAATTCCCGCAGTAGGAACACTATTAGGTGTTACATCCGAAGCTAAAGTAAACGAAAGTGTAGCATGGGTACAAAAATTTAATATTGCTGGAAGTGGTGAATTTGATGAACCTGCATTCGGTAATGGTGAATTATATAAAGACTCTTTAGCTTATGTAGATGCAATTAATGATAAAGGATATATCTTTGGATATAAACACGTAGGTATTGTAGGTACTTATTTCAATGAAAACAGTACTTGTGATGTAATTACATCAGACTATGCTTATATGAGTGAAGTAAGAACTATTAATAAAGCTATTAGAAATGTAAGAAGCGTAATGTTACCTTATTTGAATAGTCCTATTAAACTTGATAGTAAAACAGGACAAATTGATAAGTTGGTTATAGTAAATTGGACCAATGTAATGAGTAATGAATTATCTAAAATGGTAAGAGACGGAGAAGTATCTAATTATTCAGTATATATTGACCCTAACCAAAATGTAATACTTACTTCAACTGTTGATGTAACTATTAAATTAGTACCTTACGGAACAGCAAGAAACATTAATATTACAATTGGATACACAGTAACAATTTAAAATAAAATATATAACAAATTATGGACACATTATACACAATGAGACAAGGCGAAACTAAAAAATTAGATATTGTTGTACTTGATGAAACAGGACAAGGAATTGACCTTTCTACATCAGGAACTACTAATATCGTAGTTTCACTTTCAAACAAAAACCAAATTTTTGCCAAATATTCTTTAGTAGATATGGGTGTTGGCTTTGGAGACCTTAGTGTTAACAATAACATTATATCTCTTATTACAACACGTGAAGAAACTAAAAATTGGGCAACAGGTATTTGTTCAGCTACTATAACATTTGAACAAGATGACTTAGTATTAACACACTTAGTAGAAGACTTTGAAATTCAAGAATTTTTAACAATTAATTCAAGTTTGAACAAAGACTATACTTTAATTCATTCCTAAAAATATAAAGGGGTATTAAGTTATCCCTTTTTATAATAAATTAAACAAAAAAAAATAAATATCATGGCAATTAACAAAGACCAAATACTTATTAATGGTGCTGCTTATGACTGGGCATCATTAACTATATCATTCGGTTTACCTGAATTAGCTGACCAAATTATATGGGGAGCAAGCAAATTAGACTATGAAAACGATATGCCTATTACTAATAACTTTGGTAAAGGTCGTTTACCAGTTTCTTATGGAAGACAAAATATTACAGCAACTGCAACTATGACTATTAGTGCAGAGGAATTTCACAAATTAGAAGATGTAGCACCCGATAACGTAATACAAGACTTACCTAAATTCGATGTAATAGCTCAATATGTAACAGCAGACGGTAACACAAGAACTGACATTATAAGAGACTGCCACTTAACAAAAGATGGTAGAAGTTTATCACAAAACGATCCTGAAAGTAAAATAGATATGGAATTAAACCCATCATTTATTGACTTTAATGTATAAATAATATAGACCCTTATGAATATAAACATACCTAAAATAAATAGAAGAGATACAATTCTTATAAACGGAGAGGCTTATGACTGGGCATCTGTTAATGTTACAATAGGGTCTACTTTATTATTCGGCATTACTGAAATTAATTTCAATGAAGCTCAAGATATATCACCTATTTATAATGACAACGTATTCCCATTAGGATACGGTCTGGGCAAAATGAAAATAACAGCAAGTTTAACTATTTCAATGGACGAAATGGATATATTTAGAGCAAGTGCAAATGAATTTCGTGTTCAAAATATACCTCCATTTGATATAACAGTTTCATTTTTTGACAAATTAGAAAATATACCTGTACTTTATGTTATTAAAAATTGTAAAATAACAAATAACGGTTTAACATTAACACAAAACAGTCCAAACAGTTTAATTAAACTTGAAATTATAGCAAGCGGTATTAACACTAATGGAGGTGATGTACTATATAACACAGCCGAACAATTTGGAAGCCTCGTTAAACCCTTTGAAGGTCAAGTTGAAGGAAAAATAGTAACATTCTCAAATAATTTAGAAAAGAAATTTAATTAAAAACAACAACATGAAAACAACAGAAAAATATAAAAGTTTATTAGAAAATTTTAAACAAAAAGGTATTACTTACTATACTATCGAAGTAGAAGATGATATATTCTTTGTATCTGATATAAATAGAAATACCCTTAAAAAAGTAAGTAAATTGCTTGACAGCAAACCTATTCAAGCATTTGAAATTATCTTAAAAGACATATTCTTAGGAGGAGATAGAAATGTATTTAATAACACAGATATATTCTTATCAACAATGGATCCAATTTTATCTACTATCACACCTTATGAAAGTGTAATTGACAAAACAGAAGACAACAATTATAAAATTACCATTAAAATAAACGAAAAAGATACAACAGAATGTATCCTTAAACCATTAACTATTCCTGTATTATCAGAGGTATTTACTAAATTTAATAATGGTGATGTTTTTGGTGGAACAGAAATTATACTTGATAAATGTTGGGTAGATGGTGATATTAACATCAAAACAGATAATAAACTGTTTTTATCAATTGTACCTGTTATTAACTATATGATGAATATCAAGAAAGCAAGTATAAAAAAAAATTAGAAGACTATAAGGTAGATGAAAATGATACTTTTAGAACTACTAATGCTGCTTTACGATATTACTTCCAAATAAACCCCGATAAACTGACTGATAATGAATGGGTGTTAAGAACTACAGAATTGCAATACATTTTGACTAAGGTAAACCCAATTAACGATAAAAAATAATAAGCCCCAGTTTTCTTTTTGAAACAAATATAACAAAATGAATTACGAATTTAATTTAAACATAAACGACCTTGTATCACCGAAATTAAAAAAGATACAAAGTCTTATACATAAGATAAACCCATTTGATAAGTTTAACAAAGATGGTAAGAAAGCTACTACTCAAGTTAATAAAATATCACACTCTTTTAAAAAGCTATCAGGCTCTGTATCTCAATTAAATGTTCAATACGATAAGAATAGACGAAGTATTATTGCATTACAAAGAGCAAGTTTAACAGCAAGTAAAGAACGTAAAAGAGAGATAAATAGTGAAATACGTTTATTAAGACAAGAAAACAGAGAGATAAAAGAAAGCATAAAACTTAATAAAAGAAGTAGTACAAGTTCAAAAGGTATAATGAGAACACCTATGGCTGGAATGACTTTGGGTAAAATGATAGGTCCAGGTGCATTAATAGGTGGTGTTATGGCAGCAGGACAAGGAATTGTATCATCAGTTAAAGGAGCTAACGTTCAACAACAAGCAGAAGCACAAGTTACAGCAGGCATAAAGAGTACAAACAATGCAGCAGGATATAGTCTTGACCAATTTAAAGCATTAGCATCAGAATTACAGAACCTATCTACATTTGGAGACGAAGATATATTAGCAAATGTAACAGCTCAATTACAAACATTTACATCTATTAGTGGAACTGTATTTAAAGACGCACAACAAAGTGTAATTGATATGGCAGCTAAGACAGGAAGAGGTCTTAAAGAAATATCAACAATGATGGGTAAAGCATTAAACGACCCTATTAAAGGAGTAACCGCTTTAACCAGAGTAGGTGTTCAATTTACTGATGCACAAAAGGCTCAAATAACTGCATATCAACAAGCAGGAGACTTACAAGCTGCACAAAACATAATGTTAAAAGAATTACAAGTTGAATTTGGTGGTAGTGCAGAAGCAATGACTCAAGCAGGACTTGGTCCAATGAAACAATTAATGAATACAATAGGAGATATAGGTGAAATTATAGGAGGCTTTGTGTTACCGTATATAAACAAGTTAGCAACAGTAATAAAAGACTTTTTTAATACAAATGGTAATAAAATACAAACATTCTTTGATAATATAACAAGTTTTATATCAGGTATTGACTTTAAAGCTATCGGAAGTTCTATAATGAATGTATTTAATTATATCAAAACTTACGGTATAGAAATATTTAATGGAATAAAACAACCATTACTTAGTATATGGGATACTTTGAAAACAACATTTGGAAGTATCTTTACCTTATTTAAAAACGTAAGTCATGGTTTTAATGATACAGGAAGCACTATATCAAAGATAATGAATACAATTAAGACTTATGTTACGACAGCATTCACTACATTTAGTAAAATTTTTAAATTTGTAGGAAAGTTAATTCAAGTAATTGTAGTTATTATTCAAAAATTAGACCCTTTATGGAAAGTAATAGGTGATGCAATATCATGGCTTTATGATAATATAATTACACCATTTATGAAAGGAATAGGTAAATTCTTTGACTGGATGTCAAAACAATTAGACTGGTTACTTGGTAAAATGGGTGTAGTAAATGGAGTTAAACAAAGTACGGTTACTGTACATGGAAGAGAAGTAGCTGATAATACAGCAGATAATAACTCATTTGCCTTTACAGGAGGCTTAACATCTACAACAGATAACAATACAAATTTAGGAAGTGCCGTTAATTTACAAACTGATAGAAGTATTAAGAATTATACATTTAATATACAAAGTTTAGTTGATGAATTATCTATTAACACAAATACTATTCAAGAAAGTGAAAGTGAAATTGAAAATTTAATAACAAGAACCTTACGAAAGGCTTTACTTGATGTAAGTACATATTAATATCTTTTGGGACGGCTTTTTGTTGTTTTAGCCGTTCCGAGAGATATAAATTTAAAATTATTTAAAATATGCTTAATAAAACTGAAATAATAAGAAGAGCTACTAACTTAGGAGTTGGAATAATAGATGGTGGTGATAATATAGGACACCCCGAAGTATATAAAGATACTGTTGAACTATCAAACCATTTAAGTACACCTATTGGCGATAAAGTAATGTATTTAACTTATTCAACAACCGATGGACTAAATGGCATTAGAATTGAAGCACCTATTATAAATGTAAGTCGAAAGAAAACAGTAACATCTACTCAAATAAATGGACTCGATAGTTCTATATTTGAAGTAACAAGTAACGGAGACTATAATATATCATTATCGTTTAGTTTTATAACAGATAAAATATGGGATAGAAAGCGTGAAGACTTTTTAAACTTCTTAGAAACTGCTAATTACTTAAACAGCGTTGATATTACAAATTCTTTCTTAAACGAACATTACAACATTGATAAAGTAGTTATTGATAGTTATAATATCACACCAAGCTCAAAATATTCAAATGTAATTGATATTAAAATGAATTTACTATATGAAGCTGACTATAAAATATTTGATAAATATCTATCAAATGGTTCTTTAACTTTAAAAGAAAAAACTTTTTAAAATGGTACTAAACCCTATACATAAAATAGTAGTTAAACACAAAGATAATATATTTAATTCTTTATTAGATGATGATATTACTATTGAACCAATGTCCGTTACAATTGAAAACGATATTAATAACTTAACACAAACAGCTATAATTGAAATTCCAATTAAGAATATTAAATTACCTACTAATAATAACAAATACATTACTTATAATGATGTTGAAAAGTTATATTTTGGTGATAAAATTGAAATAAGTTTGGGTTATAATACTATTTTAGAACAAGTATTTGTCGGTTATTTAGTTGACTTTGAAATAAAACAAAAAAGTATTCAATTAAACTTACAAGACTATATGTACTTTTGGAAGCACCAAAATAAAATACAATTCAGTTATGATACTATTACATTAATTGACTTACTTAAAAGTATGGACTTTCATTTAAAACTACCCGATACTTGGGACGATAACAACATCATTGACTTTACATTACCTAAAATAAGAACTACTGACTATTTAACACCAGCAGAAGTGTTAAAAATGCTTAAAGATAATTATGGTTTTTATGCTTATTATAACAAAGGTAAATTCTATTGTGGACATAAATATCCTTTAAATAATATAGATAATAATAAAACGTATGTCTTTGAATATCCTTATTTTAATTTCTTAGAAACACCTATTGGGCAAGCTATTTATACAGGGAATAACCAAACTAAAGGATACCCTATTATTAAAAATGGACTAAGTAAACAATATGTAAATGATAATTATATATTTATAGTCAATGTTACACAAAGCGATAACAGTAAACAAACATATTATATATGTGATGATGTAGATGCTGTTCAAATAGGTGATATTCCTCCAATTTATGATAGTTATAATAAAATAGTTTTAAACGAGGTTAACTTATCTGAAAACGAAGCCAAAAGTCTATGTTTAATGAATTACGTTAATTACCCTACTATCACATAT